TTGTTGGTTTTCCTAATGAATTAGCTTCGCAGCTATTTATTACCTATGCTATGCTTTGCATTGGCTTTGACTTTGAAGCTGTAGATAGTATGCCTAGCAAAAAGATACACTAGATATGGATATTAAAATACCCTATACACCTAGAAAGCATCAAGCATATCTACATAAGAAAATATCAGAGAACAGATGGAATGTATTAGTTTGTCATAGAAGGTTTGGCAAAACAGTATGTATGATTAATCATCTGATTAGGTCAGCACTATTGTCTAAAAACAAGAACCCTAGGTATGCCTATATAGCACCCACCTTCAAACAAGCGAAAAGTATTGCTTGGGATTACATGAAACAATTTACAGCAAAGATACCTTATACAAAATTTAACGAAACAGAGTTG